CAACGATGGCCGGGGTGATGTCCATGGGTTATTCCTTGCTCAGCTGGCTGCGCAGTTCGTACCCCATGAGCGGCCAGATTTTCTGCACGGCGTTGCCGCGCGCGATCTTGCGGCCGATCTCGGCGTCGAAGTTCTCAGGGCTGGCGCACGCGGATTCTCCGGTGACGGTGAAGCCGTTTTTCAGCACCAGAACGCAGAAGGTCAGCAGGCCCAGCGATTGCGGCACTCGCAACGGAGACAGCCCCGCCTCGGCTGGATTGGCCTCGTAATCGGAAGCAATCGCGCCCTGTTCCGCCGTGAAATACCAAACACTGGCGATATTCGCCTCGATGTCGGCCGGGGTGACACGCGGCGCAGTCAGGCCCTTGTCTTGAATATCCTGCTCGATGGTGGTCATTTTTCGCCGCCTTCGCCCTGCCCGTCCGCACCCTTGCTGTCGTCCTTCGGCTTGCGCCCCGGCTTGCCATAGACCTCAGCCAGATCGCGGGCCTCGATCAGAAACTGCACGTCGGCGCCGTCGGTGACGTCGTAGACCTCATCGGTGCCGGGGATCAGCGTCACCTTGTCTTTTCCGTTCAGCAGCTTGATGACGCGCTTGGAAGTGTTTTTGACTTTCATGTCCTGTCCTCAGAATGAATAAGGGCGACCCGCGGGCCGCCCCGTTTCCCGATTGGCCGATCAGCTCATCGCCGCCAGATCGAAGTACTCGGCGCACATCGGGTAGCGGAATTCCGTGCCCGAGCACTTGTATTCCGCCGGCACCTTGATCTTCAGATCGCGGGGCTGGGGCGCGGCGGGCCGCCAGAACATCGGGACGTACATGACCAGGTTGTCCGCGTTCTTCTCGTAGATCAGGACGCGGTCCTTACCGGACGCGCCAGCGCCTTCGAGTTGGAAGCGCGGCACGATGGTCATGGGCTGGCCGGTCATGCGCGTGTACAGGTTCTGAGACTGCAGGATTTCCAGCAGCGTCTTGTCGGGCGCGTATTCCGTGGCCATGGTGGTGGCCAGGAACGTCCAGCGGTTGGCCGCCATGACCATGGTGTTGGGGACGTGCACGCCCTTCGACTGGTTCCAGACGTCGCCGATCCACCCGTTGATCTCGTCCAAGATCTTCTTGCCGGTGGTGCCGGCCGCTGTCCAATCCAGCGTGCTGGTGGCGTCACTGGTGACGTTGGGGTGGTTGAACAGGCCGTACATGTTGCGGTCCGCGTCCCCGAAGTACGCCACGCGCTGCATGTGCTCTTCGGCGCCGCGGCGTGCGGCGGTCGCCAGCGTGACATCCAGGGGCATGTTCAGGTGCTGAGACTTGCGCAGCTCATCCAGGCTGTACTCGAACGAGTTGCCGGCGTAGCCCACCGGCACGTTGTCCTTCTTGGCCTTGATGGCGACGTTGGGCAGATCGTCAGCATTGGCGCCGATGAACTTGCCCAGGGTCACGGCGTCGTAGCTGATGTACGGCACGCTGTCGGCCCATTCGGGGATGCTGGAATTGATCGGGACCAGTTCCTGGTAGTTGATGTTCGGGTACTTGGTCTCGTAGATGCGCGGCTCGACGGCGGACAGCTGGCTGATGTAGAACGCCAGGCCATCGTCAGCAGTGCGGATCGCATCGTCAAACACGATGGTTTGACCGGCGGACAGGCCCAGGTGGGGGAAGTCCTGGTCAAGGGTGATGGTTTTCTTCGCCATTTTGATTAGCCTCCAATGACCAGAGAGATAGCAGCCAGGCCGGCCGCCGTGGTGGTTTCCAGGAACTTGGCCCCGGCGATCTTGACGCCAGTGGTCGCGCCAGTGCCTGCGGCGTTGTTGGCAATGCCGGGATTGGCCGCAGCTGTGCCGGACGCGCCGATGACCGCGTAGACGTCCTGGCCAGCCGTGACGGCGCCCAGGGTGGGCACATAGATGGTGCCCATCGTCAGCACGGTGGCGTCGTAGTCGGCAGGAGCGCCGCCCGTGTCGCCGTCCACTTGGGCGCGGTTCAGCTCGCGCCGCAGCACGCCGATGATGTTGGCTGCCGTGGTCGTGTCGGCGACAGGCTTGAAGCCATCGTCGCCGTCGCGGGCCACGAAAACGCCCCAGGGCACAGTCGCGCCGGACTTGTTCAGCTTCGAGACCGAGTTATTGGCCTGAGCATCGACGACCATGCCGGCATAGCGGTCGCCGTGATTGATGGTGTATCCGCCGGTAATAGGCATGGTGTTACTCCTTGGTCTGTTGGGTGAAGCGGGCCTTGTACGAGTCGTACGTGGAGACCGGCTGTTTGTCGGTGAAGCGCCTGGCGCCGTCTTCGGCCAGCAGGCGCTTCTGATCGGTGTGGGCGTCGGTCGTGGCAACTTGCTCGACAGCCATGTCGAACGCGGCCTGCACGTAGGCATCGGCCTTGGTCGACCAGTCGGTGGTCGGCTTGGCCTTGGCCAGGGCGGCGCGCTGGATCGCCAAGGGATCGACGGAATCGAACGTGGCGTCCGGCGCGATCTTGGCGGCGCGGGTCTTGGCGTCCAGCACGGCGGCCACACGGGCGGTCACGGCGTCGTCGGACGTTGCCGTCTTCAGCGTCGTGATCTGCTCCGCCTGGCCGTCGATAGTGGCCTGGCGCCGTTCCAGCTCGGCGCCGGAGTCGGTCGCTTGTTTTTGCAGACGGTCGATGTAATCCTGCACGAGCGCGGCAGTGGCCTCGTCCTGGACTTCCACCGAGCGCCCGCTGTCGAGGGTGATTTTGCTCATGGTATTCCCTTGCGGTTGGTTGTCAAAAATTCGGGCTTGCCGCCCTGCTCGTGCTGCCCCTGCGGGCAAAAGTGCGGCGTGGTTGATGCGTATTCCACGCTGCACGTAGTCGTAAGCCGTGCCGTCGTCGGTGACGCCCGGCGCATGTTCATATTCGGCGGTGTAGCCTGCAGAGAGCTCGACAAAGCCGCGTTTCTCGATGGCGGCAATCGCCTCGGCGTCCTTGATCACCAAGTCCGCCTTCACGAAATCGCCATCCTGCTGGCCGGGCCCGAGGATGTGCCCCACCGACGTTTTGCGGTAGTTCTGCGCGTTGACCAGCTCGCCCGGGTGCATGACCGTGACATCGGCGCCATTGAAGGACGCCAGGCTGTCAGCGGCGAACACCTCTTCGGGGGGGCGGTAGACCGTCACCACCGCGTTGGGGTCTCCGTCCAGGCCCAGCTCGCGGCGCAGATACTTCTGCGTGCCCGTCTTGGCTACACGCCCCGGCACATGCAAAAAGCCCGCATCGTCATACGTGCGGGCCGTGGTCTTGAATGTCGCCTTGTCTTGGACAAAGATCTTGGTCATGCTGCTTCCTTGCGCTTCACCTTGGAGTTGCGGATCGGCTTTGCCCAACAGCGGCAGTTGCTTACTCCGGTGTTATGCGCTACAAATAAGCCATTCGACATCTGGAGGTTGTAGACGTGGCCACTAAATTTACGGACTCTTTTTTCAACGATGCGGTCTCTCTTGTGAGCCAGGGAGATACGCTTATCGCCGCAAGTAAAAAGCTCGGATGCCACCCCGACCCCCTGAGCAAATTCCTTCGTTCCAGGGGCTTCGAAATCCCCAAGACCAAAAGAACGTCGCATAACAGGAAGCAAATACCTCTTGATGAGATCAAACCGCTCTTCGACGCTGGCATGAGCGTCAAAAAGATGGCTGAACACTTTGAGGTGTCCAGATCCGTTATTTCCATACGACTTCACGAGCTTGGCATAGCCGCGAGAAATAGAAGCGAATCCATGTTCATCAGGATGGCCGAAACCAGCGCTGAGGATCGAAAGAAGCTTGCAAGCGCTGCGAACAAGGCTGCGAGGGGCAGACGTAAGCCCTTGGAGCAACGCCTCAAGGTCGCCGATGCCCGCGCAGCCAGAGTCGGGGCCTGCCGAATCGGCGCAGGCGAAGAGCAGTTTGAAGCAGCCCTCAATGGCCTTGGGATCGAATTCGTTAGGCAGTTCCCAGTCGAAACTTACAACGTCGATTTCCTCGTTATGGGCAATGTCGCCGTGGAAATCTCCACTGAAGGCACGCACCGGTTCACCAAGAACCCCCACCAGCTTTGCAGATTCAAAAAGTTTGCTGAACACAATCTGCGAACTCTCTGCCTCTCCATTCGGGGTTCTGAAGGACTGATCGGGAACATTGACGAGATAATCGCCAACATTCAACAGATCAGCCGAGACGAACCCTTCAGCAGTAAGCATCGGGTGATGCGGT